CCAATATCTCCTGTGGATGTGGCCGTGCCAGCTGTTGTAATATCATAACTATCTAAAGTTATGTTTGAAATACTTGTATACGTTCCGTTAATTTGTGCTGATGTTATACCATTATATGTACCTGCTGCCACGCCAGCTATTGTAACATTATTTGTAGTACCGTGCATTCCGTGATTTTTATGGAATACTCTTATTACTCCTGAAGTATTTGTTGTTCTTAATGAATTGTTTGGTAAAGTTTTTACAGGCACATTATCGTTTACAAGTGTTACTGTACCTGTTACGTTACTAAATTCTGCACGATTAACTTTAAATTTAATGTCTGTTGTTTGATCTGGCGTCCAAGTAGAACCGTTTTGAGATTTAAATAAAACACCGGCATATGGATTAGACGATATTGTTCTATTTGAACCTATTTGTGTTTCACCTAATGTGGCCACAAAAGCATTGTAATTATCACAATTACTTAATAAACAAAAACTGTATTCTGTTTTTTCTTGTAAATAAACAGGAGAAGGAAATGTAAATTTTGTAGGTATAGTTGCGTCAGCACTAATACTTACTGAACTAGGGTTTAATACAACTTCACCAAAAGGTACAATTGTACGTGAAGGATAACCATTTACAACTTCTCTTATTTGCATTGTAATAGGAATGTTTTCATCTTTTGATTGAAAATAACACTCAACTGAAGTTACAAAAACTCCACCTGTATCATCAATTAAAAATGTTTGTGCGATAGGATCAATCCAACCCACAACTTCTGTTGTAGACCTTGTAGATTCTCTTGTAATATTTCTCGTGTCATTTACTGTTTGTCTAACAGTTATAGCTTCTCTTGTTGAAACAATTGTATTTTGTACAGTATCTAAAGAACCTCTAGCTATGTAATCTGCTTCAGAAGAAGTTTCAACATCATTCATTGAATTTGTAGATGAACTTGTTAATCTGAATACTCTTTGACCTGTTCTCCATCTAGGATTAGCGTCATTAGTTGCATCAGGTATAGCAAAAGTTCCTGATACAGCACCATTAGCATCTGTAACTAAATTACCACTTAATGAACCACCTGTTGGCGTAACATATGAAGTAATTGATATATTATCAAAATAAGGATATACTCTTGTATTTGGTTTCATTCTTGTAGCAGTAAAATTAATTGTTCTACTTCTAATAAAAGGAATAAATGCTATGTTTAGTACTTTATCACCTAATGATGTTCTTACAACTTGAGGAACTAAAGCTGTTCTAATTCCTGATCTAGTTTGAGAAACAGCCTGACTAGTTGTTGTTGTTATATCTTGTACCCAAGGCCTTCTTCCACCACCTCCTGCATCTCTCGTCCCACCTCTTTGTGTAAATTCAACTGGCGTACCTTGCCAAAAATCTTGCCATTCATTCCATACAGTATCTATTTCTACACTGTCTAAGTTAGGGTTTCCTAATCCGGCCACCATTGTATCAAAAGATCCTTGTTCGTTTATTAATAAATCAGGAACTCTATTTGTTTCTTTCCATTCATCACCTGGAGGATCAAGAGTAACTGAACCTGCCCAAGTAAATACACTAAAAGGATTTACATTTATAAATCTACTAGCATAAGGTTGTTCAATTATATTTGTTTCAGTATAAGGTAATGTAATTAAATCTCCTGTTTTTTGATAATTGGCTGCAGTTCTATCAGCTTCTAATATTGTTGTGCCATCATCATCTGCTTCAATTAATTGTACAGATTCAGAATTAAACATAGGTCTAACAAAACCTCCTGACATATCCATAGAAACTTTATAATCTAAGTTTCCAGTATCGCCGATGCCGTGTCCAGTAAAATTATCTACAATAAATCCATTTTTAAATCTATCAAAACCTTCAGCATCTTGTATTTGTAAAGATTGTGCATTTGATTCTAACAAAGATAACTGTGTATAGTATTCTACATTTTCTATTCTTTTTTCTAAACGACCAATATCTCTCATAGTATATCTTCTATTATCTTGTTCTTTAATTTCTAAATCTGTAGTATCAAAAGTATAAGGTCTTAAAGCCACAGTATATAAGTGCATAGCATTTTCAAGTCCTTTAGGAACTTGAGGAATTAAAGAACTTGCACCTTTAACTACTTTAAAATTTCCATCTTTATCTAAAAATATTTTATCTATTCTAGCTAAATAATATTCAAAATCTGTAGAAATATCTGAATTAAATTGTACAACATCTATAATAGATGCGCCTGTTGCAATAGCACTTGATGATGATTGATAAAATCTATCCTGTGTTGCACTTGTAACAGTTGAAACGTCAGCAACTCTAGGCCTAAAATCTAAACAATCTCTTAATTCATATTTTCTACCAGAAGTATCGGAAGTATATGAGGGTATAGATTCATAATCCACGCTTGAATAAGAGTCAACGTCAAAATAATCTCCTGAACCATGAGAGAAAAAATCAAAATCAATTAATAATCTTCCTGTAGGAACAATTGCACCTGTTTTTAATTTAATTCTACCTATATCATAAAAGTTATCTCTTTGTCCATTATCTAAATTAAATCTTGAAGTAATATTTGTATTTGCACTTGTGGCTGCAGTTGAAAAATCAGCAGACATGTAAATATTATTGATGCTAACAATATCTGCTTTTTGTAAACTTATAACACCTGATTCAATTAATGTTTGAGATGAAATTGCAATCGTAGAATTTGAATTTAAAGTTTTTGTTTTTGAATCGGTTGTTGTTCTATTTACAGTAGCTAATATTTTAATTTTTGCATTTGAATAGTTTGAACCAAAATTCAATGTAAGTGTTTTATTAGGAGGAGAAATACCTAATGTAAATATTGCACTGCCCGAATGATTATTTCCACTTAAACTTAAAACATCACCGTTAGCGCCTGCTGTTGCAGAACCTATTACCATAATAGAAACAGAATAATCTTTTTCAGTTAAAGAACTAAATGTTTCATTTGTACCTGCTGTAATTGTTGCGGCACCTGAAGATAATGTTGCTACAAATTGTTTTCTTACTTTAAAACTAGTATCAGAAATTCCTGAATTTGCCGTAGTTTTTAAAGTTTTAATAACTTTATAGGGTAATTCAAATATTGATATATTTTTATTAGAACCTTGTAATAATGCTCTTCTTCTAATTGCAACTGTTTTAGTTGAAACATCAGAACTACCTACAGCTGTTAATAATTGTAAACTTGTATTTGAGGAAATAGATTCAATAATTCTTGTAACTGAACTTCCTGCATCAGTAGTAAATGAAATAGAATCACCAATTTTTAATTCAGTTAAAAATAAAGTACCGAATCCTGTAACTGTTGTTCCACTATTTGCAATAGATAAAGAACCAAATATTGGATAATTATCTCCGAACGTAGAATCAAGTACAGTGTCAGCTGTGTATGTCGGCGAACCTGCCATACCAACTTGTTTAACTTGTGTAAAATCAAAAATCTGAATACCTTTAAATCCATATCTCTCATTTTGTATAACTGCTGTTACACTTGAAGTAGCACCTGTAATTGTTTCTCCTTCTACAAATGTGCCTGTTATATTATTTAAAACTGTAACACCGTGTGCGGCTGTAGGCGCTGAACTATAAGAAGTTACATTAATTGCCGTGTCACCAGCTGTATTAAATAATTCAAAAGTGTTTGTAGTAGGATTTTTAACTGTAAATACTGTACCTGATGCATATGCAGCAGAATTGATAGCAAAAGAACCACCAGTTAAAGTGATTTGCATTCCTTCTTTAAATGAATGTGCGTTTAATGTTACAACTCCGGGACTTGCAACTGAAATACTTGAAACTGCTGCTGATTTTGTAGCAGATATGGATTGAACGTAACCAAAAGCACTTGAAGTGCCACCTGTTACTTTTTCTCCATTAGTAAAAGCAGGTGCCGTTTTTACATTTAAATGTGTAAACATTTCTACGTCAAATAAAAAATGTTTATAAACTGCACTTGTTAAAGATGCACTAGAAAATATGTTTGCACTGGCCGTTCCGTTGTTTAATTCAAAACCTCTTGACTTAGCACGACCAATTTGCGGTACTGTAACACCTACTGTCGATTGTTCAACTCCTCTATAACCTAATGTGGCTGTATCGTATAAATTTATTCCTTTAAATGCTTCTACTTCACCAGAAATAAATCCAATATCAGGTGAACCAAATACGTTTGTAACATTTACATAATTTTCTACGTCAAATCTTGTACTAAAATTACTTTCACTATCAAAATCTCTGGCTTTATCAGCATCTAAAAAAATAGTGCTTAAAGTTTCAACTTCGTAACCTTTAATATATGCTTTTCCAGGACCCATACCATATGCAAGTTTTGCTTCGTCACCAATGTCTGTGGGTGGAGCTAAATATATACCTCTATTATTTTCGGCGGTGTTGAGTACATGTTCTCTTACATCTAATTCAAAATTTCTTACAGTATAATCGCCTGACTCATCATATGTTCTTCGTGCAAAAGTGTCCTCTAAAACTGCATATTCGGTTGAACGAACCTGGTTTTGTCTAATACCTGTTTTTAATCTTAATAACTCTATAAAATTATTATCAGCAGATGAAGTTAATGTTTTTTTTGCAAGAATTAAATCTATTTTAAATCTGTGAGCGCCTGGCGCATTTACGTTTGATGAACCTTGAGCATTGTCAACTAAAGTAGTATCATCATTAGATGTAATAAAAGATTCTTCAACTGTTAAACCTATTCTATAACTTGGCGTGTTTGTATATTTGTCAAGTATTAATGTTTGTTCTAAAACTGAAACATGAAAACCATTTACATAATAAACACCGGCCGATATATTAGCAGCAGAACCTATTGCCGTTGAATTTACCACAGCAGTTGCTAAAACTGTTGCACTACCGATTGTTCTTGCTTGTATTGTTTCACTTGAAGTGAAAGATGTAGTTGTATTATTTGTTCCTGTTTTATTATATTTTACATATAAAGTATCTGGATCTGTACCATCAGTTATAACAGCATTGACACAAATACCTTTAACACCTGATGTAACACCTGTTAATTCTTTACCAATGTACTCGGCAACTGTTGCAAATGTTTTAGATGTAAGTTTTACAGCGTAATAATTTAAATCAAAAGAAATTTCTCCAGGAATAATCATAGCACCTTTTTCAAAAAGATGATCTGATACTCTTTCAATTTGATTTTGAAGAATTGACTGTGATTGTGTTAACTCTCTGGCCTGTACTGCGAATGCTGGTCTAAAAAGAACTCTATGAAATTTCTTTGACTCAGCGTAATCATCAAAATAAGGTGAGAGGTTAAAGTCTGTTGGACTTGGCATAAATCTCTTTAAAATTCAATTACTAATTTAATATTTTCAGTTTGATCTGAAGCTCTTGTTATTGGTGCTCTGTTTTCAATATATAAAACATCACCTTTATGTCTATCTAATTCTGTATCTTTATATCCACTTGTAAATGTAATTTGGTCAGCAGTTTCACTGGCTGTTGCACTTGGTGTGCCTGTAGCAGCTGAAGTTTGACCCGTAATAACATTTGCTCCTGAAAATGCCGTTCTATTACCTAAAGAACTAATTCCTTCATCATTAAATCTTGTTTGTATGTAATGTAATATTCTATTTGTAGCGTCCCATTCAACAACTTTACCTACAGCTCCTGTTGTTGCTTGATTAATTTCTTCGTCGGCTACAAAAGTTCCTGGTGCAGGAGAAGCAGCAAATCTTACTGCTTTTGTTCCTCTTAATGTTGAAGCAGAAGCTGCTGAACCACCTGAAAATGGATTTTTTATTAAAACAATTCTTCTAAAATCATTTCCAGTTGTAAAGTCACCTGTGTTTGAAGATTCTGTACCTTCTAAACTTACGTTTAGCATTACAAAAAAACCACCTAATTCTGATACGGCATTAAAACCGTGACCGCCTTTTGGAGAAATAATTACATCTATTTCTGCACCTGTTAAACCTGTTGCACCAGCAGAAACTATATCGGCATTTCTTATATATGCAATTGTATAACCTGTACCTGCGTTTGTAATTGTTAAAGAAGTTATAATACTTCCTGATACTGTAACAGAAATTGTGCCACTTGAACCATCACCTCTTATAGGAATATTTGTAAATGTTCCGTTTGTACCACCTGAACCGGCAGATTTAATTTTTACATTACTGATTGCACCGTCAACGGCAGCAGATGAAACTGTAGAATTTGTTGCAACAGCCATAAAATCTGTTGATAAAAAATTTGCTTGTTGTGTTGCTGATAAAGTGTACATATATTTCCACTTATAACCATCAACAGTTGTTAGAATAGATGTAGATGTGCCTGTTGGTTCTTCAGTTGAAGCTGCATTACCATTATTATCTATACATTTGTAAACGTTTTTTGCTGCAGTTAATACATAGAACGTTGCATCAAATAAAGTTGTTGCACCACTGTTTGCTGTTTGTGTTGTAGTAGTATCTGTAATACGATTACCGTAATCGTGTCTATAATAATCGTAAACTGTAGTTGTAGTCCAGTTTCTTCTTGGTATTACGAATGATGTATCTGAAGTTGTAATTTTTTTAACAGCCAACAAATCATCAAAAGTATTAAATTCTTCTATAACACTGTCTGTTGGTGTAATTGCAGCTGAATCTGTGCCTTGGTTTTCTGTTCTTAAATCACCTCTTGTTTGTGTAGCAAATGGTTGAGGTCTACCGATACCTAGGTAATAAATCTCTGGTGAAGCTTCTGAAAATGACTCGCTAAATTGTTCAGCGTTGTTAATTCTAAACTTATTTGTTATAATTGCTGGCATAGTTTTTTAGTTTCTTTTGTTATATTTATACAAGATTTCAAACTTAATATTATTTATAATCATTTATGGTGTTGTTGTTATAGTAATTTCTGATGGCATAGTTAACTTAGTCTTAATACTTCTGCCTAAATCGTCTGAACAAAACAATAAAGTATTATCATTTCCATCAAAAGATGTTTTAGTACCAAAGGTAACGTTATTACTTAATTCAGCTATTGAATAATTTGTTCCAGATATCGCAAACGTTTTAAAGATTTCTCTATTAATAGTGCCGTATCTAGGTCCAGCATATGCAAAACCATTGTCAATTTTTATATTGTTGATAATGCCTCTTACTTTTGATTCTACAGAAATACCTATAGGCATACTTGTTAAAGTTATATCTCGTGTATTTGGTGTAAAGTGTTCTATTGTTGCAGGATTTAGATCAATAGGAACACCTAAATTAGAAGATGCTCTTAAAGAAGTTCCATCACTTGCAGTACCTAATCTTCTACCAAATATAGTGCCAAATAAAGTATTAATTATTGATAATAAAGGTTCTTCAGATACNCCTGATACTTGTCCAAGAACAGGAAATCTTATTNTAGCATTAATTTGAGATTGTATTCTGACCTCATTAGCTAGATAAAATCCTGCTGTATGCATTGTTTTTTTAAAACTGCCACGCCAATCGTTAATAGAACGTGCAACTCTAATTAAATAAGAAAAGTCCTGATACAATAAACTGTCTTGTATTTTCATTGTGTTTTCAGATAATTTTCCATCTTCATTTACATAAACACCATCCGTATCCCTAACAGCACCTATTATAACTGTAGCTGTTGCTTGATTTATTTTTTTAATTGTGGCAGTTGCTGTAGAAGTATTGCCGGTGATTGTAGAATTTTCTGTAAATGTTCCTGTTATATTTTTTAATACTAATAAACCAGTGTTGGTATTAAAACTTACAATTTTACCTGTTGCTGAAGTGCTGCTAGTTACGGTCTCATCTATTACAAACGTTCCTGTTTTATTTGTTAAAATTAAATTTTTAAATAAATCTAAAGTAGGTGGTGTAGGGGCTGTTTCATATTCAGCTCCAGGTTCTATTACCGCTAATTCTACAACTCTACCTATATTATCACTATAAGCTTTTAATGTACCATTTAATCCAGTATTTGTGGAAATCGTAACAACAGGAAGACTTGTATAACTTTTGCCTGAATTATATAAAAATATATCTGTAATATCTCCTATACCTGTTCCTAATTCTTGGACAATTACATTACCATCATATGAATCTCCGATAACTGTTGCATCTTCTAAAACAATTCGATCACCTGTATTATCTTCATTTGATATTCCTCCATTGACAATAGAAATAAATCCTGCTGCTCCGCCACCACTTGTATTTGTATTATTAAAAACTAATTCATTACCAATAGAATAGTTTAATCCTGGATTATCAATTATTATTTCAGTAAGACTACCTGATTTTATAGTTTTTATTTGAACTATGGCATCAAATCCACCTCCTGTTACTACAATAGGTTGATTTTCATTATATAATGCACCAGAATTTGTAATTGTTAATGTTGCAGGTATACCTGTAATTTCTGATTTAATAATATTATCTTCATCATCAGTTTTAGTTCCTGTTATTTCTTCATTTGGTAAAAATGTTCCTGATAAAGTTTCACTATTTAATGTGCTTTCAGAAATTACATGGCCTCCTATAATAAATTTTTTAACATTTTCTATAATTGCTTTAGCTTGTGAAGTTTTACCTGTTATTTCTCGACCTACTAAATCATTTAAATCGCCTGAAAAATCTATTGACCTTAAAATTTTATTTGTTGAAAACTTACCATCAGATACTCTTAATAATTGTTCACGTGGATATAAAGTTTCTGAAGATTCATTAAACAATAATCTAAAAAATATTTCATGTCCTGTTTTTGTTCCTTTTAATTTATATAATGACTTAATATTTTTAATTAAATTTCTTTTATTAATATTAGAATTTAAATTTTCAGGTAAAGTAGTTAAAAATTCATTTCTAAAGTTACTTAAAAAATTAGATATAACTTTATCAGGATCTCTAAAGTTTAATAACTCTTGTATATTATTTACAGGATTTGGTTTATAATTATTAACAACGGCGCTTGCATTAGAAGATAACCCTAAAATTATTTCTCCTTTAGTAAACTTATCTTGTGCAACAATAATTAATTTATTATTTATTAAATCTTCGGTTATTATTGTTGATAAGGCTTTAGATGTTTGACCTTTAATTACTTCTCCTTTTGTAAATTTACCAAAAGCAGAACTTTCTAAAATTAATTTATCGCCTTCATCTAAAAGTGTCCTGTCTGAACCAATGCTTGAACCATTTAATAATAAATTATTTTGTTGATTAGTTTCAGTTTCTAATTGAATACCATCAGTTGTTTCAATAGAAGTAACCGATAACTCGGCAGCCTCCATAAAAGTGTAATAAGTTTCTAAGAATTTTAAAAATTTAGGATGATCGTCAAGTATGAAATCAGGTACCTGTGAACCTATAAGGTTTGAAAGTTTATTTTTAAATATAGCCATAATAATTAATAGCTAGTAATAGTTGTATATCCTATTCCAGCGTCAGATGCTCCGTCTAAAAAACTATCGGCTTGCACTGTTACTAAAATATTTTCTATATCAATTTCTACAATTTGATCTCTTACAGGAACAATATCGTTTGAGTTCGGCTTTACTGTTAATTCTATAACTGTAGAGATATTGCCTCTTATATTTTCAACTGATGTTATATTTAAGGATACAATATTAATCTCACCTGTTGTATAATCAATTGTTCCTTGATTATTGTTTACGTAAGTTCTAACACCACTTACTATTCTATATCTTCTTACATTGCCTGAACCATCATCATCTAAAAAATAAATATTTGTAGTATCACCACTTACTTTAAAACCAGAAGATTCTAAAATACCACCTTGTGCAGCTGCATATCCTAAAAATGGATTAAATAATGCATTTCTAAAGTATATATCATATCGTGTAGATGAATTTAAAGTAGGTGTAAAATTTTTTCTAATTTTAATTGATGTAATATTTGAAATAATACTTGTATCTGTATTATCGATTAAACTTATTACTTTAGAATGCCTAAAGACACCGTCAAATCTTTGTAACACGTTTGTATTATAATTAGATATTGATTCAATGATGTTTGATTTTATAGTATCTGATGAATTTGAAGTTAATCTTGCATCATATTTTGCATTAGTAGTTATTAAGATACTTGTAACTTCAGGATCTACAATAACTGGCCTTACTGAAGCAACATTAAATGGTCTTAATGATGTTATTATATTTGCTTTAGTAGAATTTGTTAGCGTTGAACCACTGGCCGCTTTAATTGCAATTTTAACTGTGCCATAAACAGGAGTTTCATCATCTTCTCCACCCCAAGCACTAACTGATAGAGCATTAGGATAAATTGATCTTACAATTGTTTCGTAATCAGAAGTTGTTACAGCACGATTTTGTGTAGCATAACCTAAAGGCGCATTAAAACGAATTGACTCTTTAGATTCAGCAGCACTGCCTCCTTGTGATGTAGATTTAGTTGTAACTGTAATATCAGAAAATCCTCCGATAGTTGTTGACAAAGTAAACGTAGATGCTCCATTAGACTCATCTCTATTTGTAACAACATACTCTAAAATAACTATATTGCCTGTTGAGAGCGCCGCACCCAGAACACCATCGCCAAAGTAAACTTCAAATTTACCATCATCTGATTCTTGTAAAAAATAAACTTTAGATGTGTTTGTAATATTGCTAAAACCACTTACTAAAGAATATATGTTTGTGGTTGTATTTGTAGAACTTTCTTGTACTGATACTTTAAGTGTTGTTGTATCTGTATTTGAATTTTGAATTATAAATTTTTGATCTGGATCTTCGTTGTCAACTGTGTATCTAAATGTAACTAAAGTGCCTTCGTAAATATCTATATTTGTAAATTTATATACACCGTTTATAGGTGTAATAATGTAATCTTCATTTGTTAAATACTGATAACTTACTCCTGAAACTGTAGTTGTAAATATTGTGTCTTTTGGTAGTGTTAAAGTTGAACCTGTTGCATCATTTACTTCAATATCTATACTTGCTACTGGTGATCTTACTGATGCAGGTGTGTAGTTTAACATTTTAGCTAAAGATACAATATTTTTTCGTATGTCAGCACTGTCTAAGTACATTTCATTTGCTAACATATTAGCATTGAAGCCCAGATAGTGTGTGTTATATGCTAATACATCTAAAAGTATAGAAAAGCCTGAACCTTCAAAATTATAATCTTGAAATTCTGTTTGACTTTGTAAAAATGTTTTTAAATTTGCTTTTATACTATCAAAATCAAAATCTGATACNTCTAATTTGTTACTTGCCATNTTATCTTAGTCTTTCTAAAAATGTTTGTACTTCTANNANNTCATTTGAACCAANAACNTAAAAATAAATTCTTAAATCATATGCATTACTATCAATATTCGGACTTGCTACTATTTGAACTAATTTAATTCTTGGTTCAAAATTAATTAAAACTTCTTGTACTTTTCTTTGTAAATTCAATGCAGTTANAGGCGTCATTNNCTCAAACAACATTGCTCTTACACTTGAACCTATTTCTGGATGAAAAGGCCTATCAAAGTGTGATGTATTAATTAAATTTCTTACACTTCTCTTAACAGCTTCAATATCAGTTAACTTATTTACATCATTTGTTACCGAATTACGACCAAAATCTAAATCTAAATCTCTATATTGTTTTGTGGCTCTTTTACTTTTATTTAAAGAACCAGCATCGTAATTTGGCATATGTATATTTATATTAATTTACTGAAACATTATCAGAACCACTAATAATATCGCCACAAGATGCTGAATCACCTGATCTTACTACACCAATACCATTTACAAACACATTTGTTGAACCTTCTGACATGGGAGGTGATGGACTATGTGGTGGCAATCCGTGTCCTGCAACTCTATCGCCAATTTTAACAACTCCAAAACTATTTACAAAAACGTTTTCGCTTCCTTCAAACGCAACGCCGCCAGCAGCGTCTGTATCTTTACGTGCAACGCCTGGCATTATCTTCCTTGGCCTCTATATTTCTTAAAACTTCTTCTTTTATGTTTATTCATCATACATTTACTGTGAAATCCACGGCCAATGCTTGTTCTTTTTGGTTTACTTACTTTTTTTGAGGAATTTGTGTTTCCTGCTACTTTTCTTGCCATAATTTTTTGCCTTTTTTAGTTTTTTCGAATCACTATCATCAATCATAAATGATAAATCATCAATTTTGTCAAAATCAATCATATATTTACTATTTATAATGATTTTAGAGATTATATTTTTGCAATATTCATTTAAGTTATTGATTTTACTGCTTTATTTCTTTAAAACTATGGCGCTTTTCGCTTGTTTTGTTGATTTTTATATGTTATATTATATGTATATTAACAATTAATAATAATATGACAAAAAATGATATAAAAAGTTTACTAGTTGCTGCTGCAATAGTAGCATTCGGTTACGGTTTAATGTTCGGCTTCTATTACTTCGCTGATTACATAGGAATATATGAAAGCCTTAGATACTAATTTAAAGTGGTTAGCGACGGCCGTTCTGGTTGTTGCAACTGCAATGACATCACTTAACATTTATCCTTTGGGACCAATACTATATTTAATTGGTGGATTACTTTGGCTAGTGGTAAGTATAATGTGGAAAGAACCTGCATTAATTGTAACCAATCTTACTTTGGCGTCTGTCAATGCGATTGGATTAATTTATAATCTAATAATAAAATAATGGAAAAACCAGAAATAAAAGATATTAACTATACAGGCGCCTTTGGTAAATGTTATCTTGTAAAGTATAAAGGCTTTTCTAATGTAATGTTAAAAGAAGAAATTGCTGATTGGTGCGAAGAAGTTGACCA